ACGGGCTTGCTATAATAAATTGTCGGGATAGGTTCCGAGGGTGAATAATTCTCAATCATATAAGTTATACCGCAAGATCGAGCTTTTTGAAAACAGACTTCCCCACAAGTTGTTACAGTATGTGAAAAATCTATGTAAAAAGTTACGCCACCAGATGTTGCATTATCATTTTCGTTAGGACTCATCATTTTGTAACTTTTTCGTAACCGTACCTACCCTTTACACGTTCATTAAGCATCTGCCCAAATGACTCCGCTTCAAGCAAACCTTTAAAAATAATTTCCGGAACCTTAGAATACTTGTAAACGGCCCCACCCCTAAATTTAACAAAGAGTTCTTTCTTTGTTTTGTCATAACCGACGCTTTCCGCATTACTGGAATTAACTGTTATCATTGACATCTTTTTTATAGCCACAATTTTACCCTTTCAAATTATGATAATCCACTAACAATTTTGCATAGGCTGAAGTACATCTTACCATTAAATTTTTCTGAACTATATTGTAATCCTGAAATACAACATTTTTTAATTTACTATTTTCTACCACCAAAAAAGCAAATTTGCCGTTGAGTTTGTGGTATATTATTGTTCCAATACCACGTTCCTTATTCACTTTTTTTAAATGTCTTTTTTCTTTTTTCCACAATTTCTCCGGGACAACAAAATAAAATTTATGTGGCCATTTTGTAGAGATACTATGGTACTTTCGCTTTTTTAATTCCTTAACTTTTAAATCGTGGCTCGATTTTTTAAATTCAAATTCCAAAACAAGTTTTTTCCGCTTGTCCAAAGCTATAACATCTGCAATATTGAAATAATTAGACACTTGATCGCAAGCCTGTAAGTGCCGTTCAAATCTAAGATACCTTATAAACTCATGTTCAGGTTTTATTTTTATCACGTTGCCCGCTTCCTAAAATTTCTTTGAAGATCTCTTAACACTTTTCATCATAAATCCGGTATATAATGTTTTTTTGTTTTGTGGAATAAAACTTTGGTGGATTATCTACCCACTCTGCAATTCTGTCCTTTTCCCACTGTGAAAGACCTTTGCCAAACCTATCAATATGTTCAACAAGTGTCTGTGGCTCAAATTTATTTCTATGCATTCCCGCTTTTGTTAAATTTCTATTCATCAAAATTATCCCAATTCATTTCAACATCGTCAATTTTTATTCCAAAACCACCACCACTGAAATTGACATAAATTCTAAAATCAGTTGAACCTGCCCACCCGTTTTTTCCCACCGGAATATTCGTGAAATTTGGTATTTTTTGTTTGTTAATATAATACTCTTTACAAATACTATAAGCTTCATTTATTTTTTGCATTTTTTCGAGTGATTTTAGGCTGTTTTTATTCTTGTCAGGGTGGTATTTTAGAGCCAATTTTCTAAAGCTGGCCTGAACATCTTTCATTTTACAGCCCTGTTTCATACCAAGTTCTTTAAGAGCATCATGTACTGTCATTTTTACCATGGTTCACCATATTTATTGACATGATCTTTTATTATTCTTTTTATTGGGTCTTCTCGACGTACTTTTCTCATATAATTCTGCATTAGCCATTTTGCTTTTTTGCTATACAATTTTGGATTTTCAATATTTCGTAATTTTTCACTGAGAAAAACAGCATTAACAAGTTCATCAACCTCAAAGTACTTATCAAATTCGGCAAAAAAAGTGGCCCACTTATATAACGATGGTTTCATTTTGTCAAATTTAGCTTTCATTTCGGCTTCTTGCTCCCTAATGAAACGCTTTTTTGCGCGGTATCTTCTGGTTTTTTCGTTATTCATTTCTCGGTATTTCTTGTTATTCATTCCGAACCCTTCTACGATTATAACGCTCGAACGTTGAACTCGGTTTCATACGTACGTAGATATACATATTTTTTGGTTCCGGAAAACATATGAAAAATGTATAAGCTGAAAGGTTTCCGAATATATTTAAATTCGGTTTCACCCGTACGTATGGATACGTAAAACAAACCCCTTTATACGTACAGATACGTAGAGGGGTTTCGTGTATACCTTCCGTGAAAAATATACCGTTCCTTGGAAAAGGAAATATATTCCGTGCGATTTCGTATTTTTCGTGGGGTTTTTTCTATGAAGGTTTAGGCCTTCGGTCGAATATTGCGAACTTTTCCCACCGCTCGGTGGGGGGAAAAGGGGCAAAAAGACCTAGACGGGTAAGCGCTTAACGGGGCCCTTGGGCCTCGCGCGCGGGCGCGCGTAGGGGCGCGCACGCGAGAAAGTTGAAAGTATGACGAAGAAAAAAGTTGAAAAACGAGAACTTGCAAAGTTGAGTGTCCCACACCGCACTTTCTGTAGAGCTCTTGTTGCGGACCCAAAGATGAACCAAACTCAAGTTTATCTTGATGTTATGGCATCACCTGGTATGAGGAGAACCACGGCTTGCAAAAAGGCTGCTGCTCTGATGAAGAATAAGCTTATCCAAATCGAGATAAAGCGACTAATTGATCTTCGTTGTGAAAGATTAGACATTACCGCTGATAAAACCCTAGCTGAAATTGCAAAAATAGCATTTATGAAATTTAGTGATTATGGCTCTTATGATGAAGATGGTAATGTTGTATTGAAAAAGAGTGAAAATATTGATACAAGTGCTATAAAGTCCCTGAAGCGTCGCATCGTCAGTACAGAAGAAGACTCAACAACTGAAGCTTTTGAGTTAAAGTTTCACGATAAACTAAAGGCTCTGGAACTCCTAGCGAAGCATCAGGGACTTCTTAATGACAATCTTGTAAACGCCGGTAAAGTTGAAGTAACAATCCAATTACCTTCCGAATTAACTGAGGATATTATAAACTAGTGCCAATACATTGCAATCTATCTGAATATTGTGAAACATCCAATCCAATCTATCACCCTATCTTGAAGGTCAGGGATAGATACTTGGTGATGTATGGTGGCGCGGGTTCCGGGAAAAGTGAAGAAGTTGCCCGACGATTTCTTCTCCGCATCCTTGTTGGAATGAAAAACGGGATTCGTCACAAAATTTTAGCTTTGCGAAAAACACAACCAGCCGTAAGACGTTCAGTATTTTCACTTTTTAATAAATATGTTGATCTGTGGAATTTAAGAGATATCGTTCACATAAATAGAAAAGACATGACTTTTACTTTTTCTGATGGTTCTGTTATTTTATGTTGTGGTTTGGACGACCCAGAAAAGATTAAATCAATAGAAGGTTTAACTGGGGCATGGCTGGAAGAAGCTACTGAATTTTTAGAAAGTGATTTTCGAGAATTAGATAGGCGTATTCGTGGAAAAGCTGGCACGTTTTTGCAAATAGTTATAACATTTAACCCTATTGAAGTAAAATGGATAAGAGAAGAATTTTTTGATTTTAAAGATTATGAAGACGGTACTGGACTTTTTGACATCACCAAAAATCCTGATGATAGATTTAAGAGATTTAAAAGGGTGTCTCTTGTTGGGGATAAAGAAGTAGAAGTTTATGGAACATCACTCCTTACCACTTACAACGATAATCGATTTTTAGACGATAAATATGCCGCAGTTCTTGAGGGTCTTAAAAACAAAGATATTATAGCTTATCGAATTTATGCCTTGGGTCAATGGGGTTCTCCAAAGGGACTTGTTTACAAGGAAGGTATGAACTGGGAAGTTTGTAAAGAATGGCCCGCTCGAAATTTATTCGAAAAAAGAGCATTTGGACTTGACTTTGGATATTCTAACGACCCAACTGGTATTATTGAAATGGGTCTTATTGGTAACGATATTTGGGAAAGAGAACATTGTTATAAATTCGGGTTGACAAATCAGGACATTGCAAGAGAATTTATAAAACTCGGGGTAACAAGAAAAGATGTAATAATTGCTGATTGTGCTGAACCAAAATCAATTGAAGAAATTAATAGAGCAGGCCTTAAGGTTTTGGCATGTCGTAAAGGTTCTGACTCTATAAGAAATGGTATTTCACTGATCAAAGATTATTTTGTTCGTGTTTACGGTGATTCTGAAAATTTAATCAAAGAAAAAAGAAATTATCGGTGGTTGGAAAACAGAGAAGACGGAGAATATTCTAACGACCCTGTTGACGCGTGGAACCACCTACTTGACCCGGAAAGATATGTAGCTGATCACTGGTTTTCACACAAATCAGCATCGTTTAGTTTTAATTTAGGTAATAGATATCCAGCGTAGGAGTTTAAAAATGGACTATAAGAAAGTTAATGTTAAAGATTTAACAAAAGCACAATTAGCTGATTTTGCACTTTCACATTTTGGTGCAACCATCAATCGTAAAAACCCAAAACCACAGGTTGAAAAAGAATTTAAACAAGTTGAAAATGACTACATCGAAGAGAAGAAACTTGAAGAAGAAGAAAAAGCAAAAGATACCAAAATTAGGCAGGAAAACGCCGCCAAAGTTGCTGAAAAGCAACAAGCAAGTACTAAAATAAGATATCCACATGAGATGAAAGACAAGGATGGTAATACTATCATGCATCGTCCTTGCGCTGGAGCAATTTGTTTGGGTGACCCTCCCACTCGTCAGGTTGTTGAGGGTGAATCTGTAACTAATAGTGCACCTTATCTAGAACAGGATTAATATGTTTGGTAGAAATAGAATATTAGAGTTAGAGAAGAAACATAAAGCCGAACAAATGGCTTTGGGTAAAAAACTCCGAAAACAGCACGATGATGAACTTCGAAAGTTAGAAGTTAAAAATGCTAGTATTTTTGAGGCTATACAGATAACTAATGCTAATTTAATGTTACGACTTAATGATGGTAGTGGAAATACTGGTAGCAATGAGTACCAAACTCGTGAGGAACAAGTTCAGGAAATTGCTGACATGTATAGGGCCGGAACGGACATTGGTTCCGATCTTGTTAAACGTATAATTAATGTTTCTGCAGCTCTTAAAATACCAAATGGTCTTGATCTTGAAGGCGGTGATGATAAATCCCCAGAAAGAGAATACATACGTAAATTCGTTGAAACAAATCAACTTAACGAGGGTATGGCAACAGAACTTAGTAAGGAAGCCGAAAAACAGGGTCAATGTCTTGTGAAACTATTATGGGACCCAACCGATAATATGGTTAAAATTTATTATATGTCATGGCTCAAATATAAGTATTTGGTTAGAGCCATTGGTTTAAGCAATTTAACACCACCTTACTATGTAGAGTGGGATTCATTTACAGTTGAAGGATCAAACGAAGATATACCCGGGAAAACAATCCCAGCTGGTAATCTTATTGACACCGAGATGGCTTTTGTTGCTTTTAATAAAATTGTTAATGATGATGATACGATAGAAGGATCACCTTCCGTGGCTAACGTTTTATCGCGTCTTGACGACATTGGTAACGATTTGATATATTGGAGAAAATCAAATAAATTATACGCACATCCAACGCCATCAGTAAAACTTGAAGATGCTGATGAAGCCGAAAATCTTAGCAATCTTATACAAACTTCGGGGTGGACACTGGGACAGATGCTTTTGTCTTCCGGTGAATTAAAAATGGTTGTGCCCGACAATTTTTATGAAACAATAAAAGAAGCTATATTACTCAATTTGCAGTTAATCTCTGGTGCTACCGGACTGGCGGTAAGTTGGCTCGGGTTCCCTGATCTCATGAGTAACAGAGCAGTTGCTGATAGTCTTGGTGAACCTCTTGAAATTATAGCAGCTAATGATATAACATCATGGAAATCATTTTATGAACAAATGTTTGATAATGTCATAAAAATAAGAAACGCCAATATGGGTACAGGTTCTACTCAATTAGAACCGGGAATTATTAAACCAAAACTTAAACCAATGAGTGACAGAATATGGCAACAATTAACTCGATTCTGGATGCCATCTACGACGAATGAAATCATTTCTAGAAAGAGTTTTTGGGATAAAATACCGGGTTTCAATTCCGAGGATGAGGAGAAAAACATGAAAGAACAGGAGAAATTGAATGATGCCAGAGAAAAACAAAAAGAAAAAGATAAGACTGTTTTAAGCCCGAATAACAGAGATGATATAGACCAGCCTGCTACCGGAAGTCGGCGGTTCAATAATGAACAAGGTTAATTTTCAGGGAGCATTATTGTGGAACATTTTTCTATCATAATGGGTTTGATTGGGGTGATGTACGCCGCTGTTATCGGCGTGTACGTGTGGACGTTTAAACTTTCGCAAAATACATCAAAGCAAATGGCGGAATCGCAGGAGCGAACTGCGAAACAACTTGGTGAAATGTATAACACTATTAATAATCACTTGCAACATTCTTCTATTCACATGGAGAAAAATGAATTTGTATCTTTTGGTGTTTGTAAAGTAGTGCATGATAGTCTTAATGAAAAATTAGCAGAAATAAATACAAATGTGAAAGCTATTTTAACGGCAGGATGAACACAGAACGTAAAAATACTATAACATCAATTGTTACACGGATAGCGGCGTGGTGTACGGTTATCGGCGCAATGTTCGGGGCTTTAGTAGTTATTGATAACCATTTTGCCAAAGAAGCTAAAGTCCAGATTATCAAAGAAGGTTTGGATGTCGCGGCACAGGAAAGACAGGTTATACAGATAGAGCAGCGAATCGCGGTGCAGAGGTCTGATGTTGACAGGTACAGGTCGCTGGCTAAATTTGAAGTGAAAAAATCCGAAGTGTCTGATACGGAACAGGAGATTATCAGAGCCGAGGAAGAAAAATTAAAAAGGCTGGAACGCGAACGTGAGCAATTACTGGAAAAACGTAAATGAACATAGACCCGGAAAAATTTGTTGACGCTATGAATGATGGCTTCGAGTGCCGAAGGTGTGGTACGTGTTGCATAGTCTGGCGTATACCTGTAACTGATGCTGATGTTATTCGCGAGCCTTTGTTGAAAGAACATGTTAAAGATGGGTTTATGATAAAAGACAGTTTTAATTCACCTTGCCTTTTTTATGATGTTGAAGAAGGTTGTATTATTCATAAGACCCGACCGCAGACTTGTAGGGATTTTAAGGCGTCTCCTGTTAAATGTATGGCCGCACGAATATCTACGTCTAATATTGATGTGGGTAAGACTGTAGAAGATTGGAAAGGGCAGGGTATTGATGAAGCAACAATATTGTCTCGTATTTTCAGCCAGTACATTACAATGCTGGTGGAAGTTTTAAAAAAGAAGAACAGGATTATCGGTGGTACAACTTTGGAAGACGATCTGGAACGAGATTTTTTATTGAAGACGGTTAAGGAAAGAGCATTATGAGTGTTAATGCCGTAAATGGAAAGCAGGGTTGGGTTAATCTGGAAACAGCAGATATTACAGAGTCCCCAAGCGCTCTTTATTTTACATTGGAAGAACGTCAACAGATCATTAAACTTGAAAATCAGATTCAGGATGTTCGTGCGCACACTTTTAATGAAGTTATTCACATCAACAAAGAGCTTCTTCTTAAAATTTTGAAAAACACTGAACACAGGCAAGACGATTCACTTCATATAAGTGCTGAATTGAAAAAGAAATTAAAAGAGCATCTTGAGAAACTTCATGGTGATGGACGCAGAGGCCCGCCCGGTCCTCCCGGACCTGAAGGTCCTGCTGGTTCCGGTGGCAGCGGGACAAC